AATTCAGTGCGAGGTCTTGAAACACCTGGGCGAGTGAATACCCTCAAGGGCGCACATGGATGCGCGCCCCTTCGGGGTTTTCTCATGTCCACAACTGTAGGAGTTCAAACAATGTTTACCGTTTCCGTTTCTCACAATGTTCTGAAGGCGCTGGCGCTGATCGCCGGCAAGGATGACGCGCGCCTTTACCTCAATGGGGTGTGCATCGATACGACGACACCGGGCCGCGTGCATCTGGTCGCGTGCGATGGGCACCGGGCGCTGATCGTCGGCAATGCCAAGGTCGACGGCGATATTGCCGCGGGGCAATTCATCGTCCCGCTGGAGGCCATCACCACGGCGAAACCCGTCCGCAAAGATCCGATCGAGATCGACATCGCGCCGATCGACGCGATCGTGGCCAACTACACGGTACGCGGGAAGTTGACCGGCACCGGGCGCACGATCGACGGCCGGTTTCCCGACTGGCGGCGCATCGTTCCGGCGCGGCGCGTCGAACAGGGCGAGTTCGCGCATTACAACATGCGATACGTCGGGGACTTCGGACGCGTGGCCGAATTGCTGGACTTCAAATACCCGCACATTGTTCACAACGGTGACAACGCGGCGTGGGTCAACCTTGGCTCCGATGCCTTCGGGGTTCTGATGCCCATCCGCGGCGATACCGTGACCGGGTGCGGCGGCGTGGTTGACTGGCTTGACCCAGTAAAGCACATGGAGGAAAAGCGCAAAGCTGCGTAGAGCATTGCCGGTCGCGCATCCTCACGGGTGCGCTTCCGGGAATTCTCAACTGTAGGAGACAAGATCATGACAACGGAAAATCCGCTATGGATGAACAATCGAATCCAATTCGCGCGCCTTCTGTGCGAACTGGTGGCGACGCAGGACAAGCTGAATCTTCACGAAGTTGCTATCTCGATGGACCTGGGTCTGTCGGATGTGAAAGCACTGTTGGACCGCGCCAATGATGACTGGGAAGCCAGCAAGGCACGCGTCGCGGCCGGCACGCCGGACGCTGAACTTGAGTACACCTTCGAGCACCTTGAAGCCGCTGCGTGCATGTGGGAGTACGTGATGGAGCGCCTACGGCGCCCGCATCCCGACAAAATGCACTGGGAGGAATACAAGGACGCGCACGGCATGGCGGCGCTGCGCGCCACGGTAATTGTCCACGCGCCAGAGTTGGAGGCGCACTATCAGGAGGCAGTCGCCAACGGATATGACAAGGACTTCGATTGGCAGTACGTGCCGAAGTACATGGAAGATCACGTCACCCGCATTTTGACTTGAGTCCCGTGCGCGGGCGCGGAGCCGTAACCGCGTTACCAACAACGGCGAGTAAGCGCCGGCCGGAGCAATCCGAGCCGGCGTTTACTTTTTGAGGGTGGTCGGAATGGTGGGATTTGAACCCACGGCCTCTTACACCCCATGCAAGCGCTCTAGCCAGACTGAGCTACATTCCGAAGCCGGCTATTTTGCACGGCGGCCGCCAGCCGGCAACTACGTTGTCCGGTGGGTGTCCTGTGGTAAGTCAACAAACAGTTAAAACGCTACAAAAATAGGCATTCGCGAGACGTTACTAAGTTCATGGGGTCACTTCCCTAGGGGCTATTTCTCCCGCAAGCCGCTGAATAACTAACTGATTCGTCACAGTTAGTTGAAAATGTGTCGACATCGGTCGACACCCGAAACCACCCCCGAAACCTTTTTCTTGCCCGATGGTTGTCCTGCTGCGTTACTATGTTTGGGCGCGCAGGCTTTTACGCGCCCGATGAGAGCACGAATTTCAGCGTTTTTTCCGAGGAATCGACGCACGAAAAGTGGTGTTTTTCGCGGGTTTCCGGGCACTTTTACCACGTTGGGTTTGTGCTCTTGCGTTACTAGGCTGCGCCACGTCCCGCCCGAAAACTGTAGGAGATACGTTATGGCAATGCTGCCGAAAAAGCTATCCGACACCCTGATACGCACCACCTTGACCAAGCTCGCGATCGGCGAGCACACCGACCCCGCCACCCCTGGGCTTTCCATCTGGGTGAGCAAGCCCGATCGCACCGGGCAGAAGAAAGTCACCTTCAACTCCCGCATCAGCTGCGGCACCAAGTCCCGCCCCCGCAAGTTCCTCGCCAGCTGGAAGGACCAGAACCCGGTGATGGGCCTGGACTGCGAGCAGGCACGCGAGGCGTTCCATACTCGTAAGGCGGAACTCACCGACCCCGAGACGGCGAAGAAGAAAAAGGCCGGCAAGATTCCGACGCTGGCCGAGGCGATCAAGCTGTACGTGATCCAGCGCACCAAGGGCGATCCGCAGACGGCGCCCGCGGGGCGGTGGTTCCCGGATGCGTGGGATCAAAACCTCGCACGCTTCGAGGTGATGATGGCCTCGCACCTTAACGAGCCGCTGTCGCTGTTCAGCCGCGACACGTTCGTCGATGCAAAGCTTGCGTACCTGAAGGTGCTCGAAGTGAAGGGTCACGAGCGGATGCGCCGCTCGATGAAGGCCAAGCGCGGCGGGGACAAGGAGATTCCGGACAACAAGCTGCGCGGCATGTTCAGCAACATGGGTCCGATGCTGGGATGGTTCGTGAAAAAGGACTGGCTCAAACCCGGAGACGTGGCCGATCTGCGCCCCGAGCAGTACGAAGATGACATGCGATTCCTGTATCCGGGGGAGTGGCAGGCGGCGTGTCCGCGGCTCGATGCGCTGGCGAACGATGCCGGCGACTTCATGCGCTTCCTGGCGATCACGGGGTCGCGCAAGGGCGCGGCGCTCGACATGGAGTGGAAGGACCTATCCCGCTTCGCCAACCCCCTGAAGCTCGTCGTGGACGGCGTGGCGCACGATTGCCTGATCTGGCACGCCATCACCAAGGGCCACCAAGAGGGCGACCCGGAGCGCATCCTTCTGATCGGTGAGTCCATGGACATCCTGCGCAAGATGCGCTCGACCTTCGAGGCGAACCGCAAGCGCTTCCCGGATGACACCTACGATGGGGTGTTCTCGCGCGAAGTGCTGGCCAAGTGGAAAAGTTGTCCGAGCTATTGGCAGCGCTGGATTGAGGAACCGTTTCAGTACAAGGACAACCCGGCCGCCAGCATGATCCCGTGGGACCGGCACGCCCTGCGTCGCACGCACGCGACGTACATGGGCTATGTCGGTACGCCGAGGCACCTGATTTCGACCAGCCTCACGCACGCGATGGATGACAAGGGCAAGAAGCACGCCGATACCACCGACATTTACGCACTCAACGACTCCGGCGATGACTTCATGGAAGGCGATCCGTTGAAGGAGGTCGCCAAGTACCTGCTACGGCTACAACGGTTGTTCCGCGACTTCGAGCGCGGCCGCGTGACGCCGCACATCGCCAAGCTCCAAGGCATCCTCATGACCGGGGCGAACTCGGTCGCCATGCGCGCCAAGCACCGGGTTGCCGATAGCTGGATCGGCTTGAAGGAGTCGACCGTGAAGCTCACAGTGGTCCGGTAACTGCCCCGGAGTTACGGGTTATCAAGGGCGCCTTCGGGCGCCCTTTTTTTGTGTCGGACAAACGACGATAGCAGGCTGTCATTGCCATCGGCGTCAACCGGTGGTTGACTGCGCGACGCCCGATGTCTGCATCAGTAAGCGAGGCGCGTATGGTTTCCAATAAGTTGACGTTTACGACCGAGGACCTGTGCGAGCGGTACGGGGTCACGCTGCGCACGATTCATCACATGGAACGCACCAAGGGTTTCCCGCTGGGGTCGCCGTTCTCAAAAACGATTGTCTGGTTGGTGTCGAAGGTCTTTGCCTGGGAGAAGATCCACATGCCGCACCTGCACGTGGGGGCGGCCGATGTCGATGAAACCCCAGAGCAGTCGGCCGAGTGGAGCGAGTTAAGCCGCCAAAGGGCGCTCGATCGGGAGGAAGAGAAGAACAAACCACCGAGGGTTAAAAAACCCCCGAGCCGCAAGAAGTAATTTTGCGGCTATCTGAAGAACAAAGGGCGCCTTCCTCGGGCGCCCTTTGTTTATCTCACCCCGAGAGAGGCGTACCTAGCAGCGTCGCCATCTTCTTCTCGAATTTTTTCTCCAGCTTCCAAAGGTTTTGAAAGCAATCCATTGCGGCGTCGGTAGGCAGCATCATTTTCACGACGATAACCTTCACATCTTTGATGTGATGGTCGCGAATTTCGAGTGATGAGCGTGCCTCCAGCTTGTCGGGCAAAAGATCGTGCGGTGTACAGCCGAGAACTTTCGCCAAACGTGCCAGAGTTTTAGGAGTCGGCAAACTACGAAGCGTCGTGTAGGTGCTAATCGCATCTTTCGACAAGCTCGCCGCTCTTGCTAACTCTGCGCCAGTCACTTTGCGCTCTCGCATCTTCGCCAGTAGGCGTTCCCTAAACGCCACTTTGTCTCTCTCTTCGGTGAACTCTTCTGTCTTCGTTATCAAGTTGTAGCTCCTAAGTAGAAACCAAACGCTTAGTTGTTTGCGTCCTGATGACAAGTCAACTAATAGCCAACGCGTTAAAGCCTCCTACGTAGACATTTGACGCCATCTGTCGCCATTACTCAACTATCAGTTGACTGACGCGTGTAGCCACCTGTCGCCATTGGTGAAGATTCAGTCATGCGCCTGCCAGTAAGGTCTAGATACAGCCAATACTGCTTAAATTCAACGAGATAGGTGGCCGCGTATTGACCACAGACGATTCGCTATCGCAGGGTGTCGGCACCTGTTGGACAGCGGAAGGTCACGGTCATGCCCTATAACGTGGAATTTGACTATCAGGCACTCCAGAAAGATTTAGGTTTTCTTCCTGGGGATTTGGCCCCCCTTCTTGAGAGCTTGTTCGGCGAGAAAATCAGCAAAGCGGGCGTCTACGCGTGGTTTGCGCGGGAACGCATGACCGTCGAGCGCCTGATTCAGCTGCTTGCGATCGTCCGAATCGAGACCGATCGAAAGCTGAACATCTGGAAGTACATCCGCGTCGCCCGCCAAAAGGGGAGGGCTGCGTAATGTCTCGCATTCCCATCAGTAGTGATACGCATTGGCACGAATTGCGCGAGCAGCGCATCGGTGCAAGCGAAGTAGCGGCTCTCTTTGGCTGTGGTTATCAGACCTATTTCCAGCTTTGGCACGAAAAGAAAGGCGACCTAGACCATGCCGATTACTCGGACAACGAGCGCATCGTGCTTGGTCGCTGCTTGGAGGAAGGGATCGCCAAAGCTGCCGGCGAACTATACGGCTACCATCTAAAAAAAAGCGCCGACTACTACGACGACGATGAATGTCATCGCCTGGGTGCAACGCCTGACTATTTTTTGGTTAGAGGCGGGGGCGAATACCCTGCTGAAATCAAAAACGCATCTTGGGGCAGCTTCAAAGATCACTGGCTGATCCATGACGACGGGTTCACCGAAGCGCCGTTACGGTTCCAGTTGCAGGTGCAAACGCAACTGGCTTGCACCGGCGCCCAAGGTGGCTTGCTGATCGCGTTGATCTCCGGGGACCGCATCGTGCGCTGCGAAGTACCGCGCCACGAGGAAGCCATCGCGGAGATTCGCCGCCGGGTTACGGACTTCTGGTCGAGCATCGAGGCGAACGTGGAGCCGCCCGCGGAGATGCCGGCTGACATGGATGCGGCGAAGCGGGTCTGGACCGCCGGCGGCGGCAGCGTCGACCTACGTGGCGATCCCGATGTCGAAGGCTGGTTGCATCAGATTCGTGAGCTGCGTGAACTGAAGAAGCGCACCGAGGCCGATACCGACGTGATCGAGGCAAAGGTGATGGCCTACTGCGTGTCGAACCAGTACGCCGCCATCTCCGCCAACGGCGGGCGCATCAGCTGCAAGCAAGGCAAGGAGAAGCCGATGCGCATGGTCGAGTTCAAGCCGCAGCCATCCAAGATCGAACTGCGCATCACGACGCGATGAGCAACCCGACTCCGAAAAGGGAGTTCGTGCAGGAGTACGACGCGGAAACCCTGCGCCTTGCCAAGCTGCGTCGCGAGTCGCACGGCGCCGCGGCGGGCACTAAGGGGCTGTGCGATACCACACATGCCGACCCGAAGGGCATCGCCGGCGAACTTGCCGTGGCGCGCGCGTTCGGCTTCTCGATGGAAAAGGCCGTCAATCAGCCCGAGGGCGATGGCGGCGTGGACTTCACGTTTCAGCTTGCCGGCCGGCTGGTCACGATCGATGTCAAGACGGCCAGCAACCCGCTGTTCCTGATCGTCGAGAAACACAAGATCACCCGCGTCGCCGACATCGTCGTCCTGTGCGGCATCGATCTATTCGGGTTCGTGACGTTTATCGGCTGGGAGTACGGCATCACGCTCGCCAGCTCGCCGGTGCGCAGCTTTGGCTATGGGCCGAACTACGCCATCGCCGCCGAGAAGCTTCGCGGCATGGGCGAGCTGGCCCAAATCCTTGCGAGGCGCGAACGATGAAGAAGCCAATCACCGAAGGGCGGCTGCGATACCAGGCGATGCGCTGCGAGACCGCCAAGTGCAAGCGCTGCAAATGTCGCTGCGGCGGCGCGTTCCACGGCACCAAGCACGCCGAGGACTGGATCGCCGAAGAAGTGTTGCGCGACAAGGTCAAGGCACAGCAGGTGCCGCAACAAGACGATTGGGTCGGCTACACCGGCTTTGAGAAATACATTTTGGATGAAGCGAGGTCGATGTGCGACGGCGCCGCCCCAAACAACCCGGACTGAGATGGCTTCCGAAGGCCGCTCTCAAGTGGGTGGATGGCAGCGGTGCCGTCAATTTACTGCCGCGTCAGCACGCGCTGTATCTGAACTTGGAGATCCCCAACGAGCCGATCCGCGCCACCGAGCGCGGAATGCAAGCGACCGTGATGGAGTACATCGACAAGTGCTACCCGCAGATCGGCCCGCTGTGCTTTCACGTGCCGCTAGAACTCCTGCGCCGCGAGACGCACACCGCCGGCATGTTCCGCGCCTTGGGCGCGCGTGCTGGCGTTGCAGATGTCGTGATGCTGATGCCGCGCGGCGCGTATCACGGGCTGCTGGTCGAGCTGAAGATTCCGCCGCGCCGCCCCACTGACACCCAGGTCAATTTCCTCGAGCTGGCCCGCGCGCAGGGGTACGCGGCGTGCTGGTCCGATTCGATCAACACGGTGCTCCGACTCATCGATGTGTACTTGAAGCTGCCGCCGCGTGCGGTGCTGTCGGAGCTGACACCCAAACCACTAGAGGCACTACATGAATACCGTCGTCGCACAAAAGCCCGCCGCGAAGCCCATTGAACTGATCCGCTCGCAGTTGTACCTGCCGTCAATGCAGGAGCAGCTGAAGAGCGCGCTGCCGCCGCATGTGACGGTGGAGAAATTCTTGCGCGTCGCCATGACCGCGCTCCAGCAGAACCCGTCATTGCTCAACGCTGATCGGCCGTCGCTGTTCGCGGCCGTGGTGACCGCCGCGCAGTTGGGGTTGCTACCCGATGCGCAACTCGGCGAGGCGTACTTTGTGCCGTTCAAGGGCAAAGTTACGTTAGTCCCAGGTTATCGCGGGTTAATCAAGCTGGCGCGCCAGGGTGACATCGGCTTTGTCGAAGCGGAGATGATTCACGAGCGCGACGCAGTCGACTACGTACTCGGCGACGATTCACGATTCTCCGCTGTCGTGAACTGGCGTGACCGAGGGGAGCCAGTGGCGGTCTACGCTGTTGCCAAGTACCGCGACGGCGGGATCGCCGCCCGCGTGGTGATGACCATCCAACAGGTCGACAATATCCGCGCCCGCTCGCAGGCCGCCAACGGCCCAGCCTGGACCGACAACTACGAAGAGATGGCGAAAAAGACCGCGCTGCGCCGGCTCGCCAAGCTCTTGCCGCTCTCGACCACGGCAAGCAATGCCTTTCGCCTGTCCGAGCTGCACGAAGAGCTGGCCCGACACGGTCGGGTGATCGAGGGGCAGGTAGTCGACGACGATGCCGGCAAAGATGAGCCGCCACCGCCCGTTTTGCCCCCAGAGACGAAGCCCAGACGCCGTAGGACGGCGCTCGATGAGATCACCACCAAGGCACAGCACGCGCCGACAGAGCCACTACAGGCGTCAGGAGAGGCCGACAGCCCCGGTCTGACTGTCGACCCAGAGACCGGCGAAGTCACGGCCCCGGACCTGTTCGATGAGCCGAAAGCGTAACCGGCAGGCCGCGCCGTTCAAGCAAGCGACTTGCGTGGTCTGCAAACGGCAGGGAATCGCGGCGGCAGACATCTTCCCGTACTGGTGGGGTCTGCCCATAGGGCACAGGTGGTGTCACCAACCTTGCGCAGAGCGATACCGCGCTGCGCTAGTCGCAGCTCAACGGCGACGAGCAGTTGAGGGGAACAAACCAGCGGCGCAGGAAGGAAATAGGTGTGTACCCGTGTCATATGGTGCGGCGCGATCCAGCATGGCGCGGAAAGTACACAAACCGTACAAAGATGCAATCGGAGATTGAAACGAGCCGTGAATAAAGAGCACTCGGAGTACGCCAAAAGCTATGTCGGTGCCATGCAATGGAGGCAGCCACGCAGGGCACCAACCTGGGCCGAAGTGGCCGCCGCCTACGATGCGGGAATTACGCACGCCATCGCTGTAACGCCGGCTAAACGCCAGCAGCTCATTCGCTACTTCCGCGCGCTGCGGGTCATCAATGGAGAGCGCGCGCGGCGCGAGAAATGAGCGGGTCAAAGATCAACCCTAATACGTGGAAAGGAGAAGTACGTAGCGGGGGCTATATAGCGCGCAACCCCAAGCCCGTCTCAGCAAATTCCCCGCATTGGAAAGGCAAGTACTACCTACTCGGATACGGCTGGGTTTGGGTGTCCGGGTGGGATCGTCGATCGGGGCTGATTCGGCTGTCGTTGGAAGACATGACAGACGATGCCGCACGTAAGTTTTGCCAGCCTAAGGGTGTCAACAGTCCCCGTTCAGAACCCCGACAAAGCGGGGAGGAACGCCCCGAATCCGGGCAAGACGACATCCCTTTCTAGTCAACAGTTAGTTGAATGGCATTAAACCTTGATGTACGGTCCCTTACCGGGGATCAGTCGTCACCTGTAAAGGAGTAGGCGTTGATGAAAATGATCTGCGAGGTCGCCGGATGCGGCGAAGAACTTTCAGAGGGAACCGGTTCAAAGGGCGGCCCCATGCTTTGCAAATGGTGCCGCGGTCCACGCTCCTATTGGGGCAAGAAATCCTTGGCGGAAAAGCGGGCGCGACGCCTGCGCCTTCAACTCTTTGAGAGCCGCCTGGAATACTACGATCCGCGCGTCGCCGAGATAATCAACGACGCACAAAAGTCTGTCGCCAACACCAAGAAGCGGGTGCAGACAGCACACGCTGCTTAACACCAAGGAGCTTCCATGAAAGAGGTCGACGGTCTACTGAATGCCAAGAGACCTAAAGTCCCAGAGCCCAAGCCGTCGCCGAAAGATTTCGTCTGGCCCAGCCAGTCCGATCACGACGACAAGGTTGCGCAGAAGATTGCCGCTTCCCTTCAAGAACTGTTGCCGCAAAAGAAATGGACTCACAGCGATCTTGCCCGCGCGTTATGGGGCTCTTACGAGAATGGACAAGCTCGCAACATCGGCGCAAGCCGCCGCTACATCACCGCTGAACATCCGATTCCGAACGAGAGAACCGCAGCGACCATCGCCGAGGTGCTTGGGGTGTCGATGGCGCGGTTGTTAGAGCCAGAAGGCAAGTTCGTTGCTTGGCCGGAGATGATCCGCGAGCGCAAGGATAGCAAGAAGGCCAAACGAGGCGGCAAGAACGGACGGGACTTGTTGAAGCAGCGCGCGTACAACGCCGCATACAGAGCGAGGAAGAAGGAAGAGAGGTTGGGCAAGGGGAAGCGCAAGTACACGCGCCGCGCTCACACCAACGGATCAGGAGAGACCCAGACCAACGGCAACGCGTGGGTATTGGCCGAGGGCATCCCGGTGCCGGATTACACCTTCGCATCGCATGAGGACTATCCCGGGCACCTGAAGATCACTATCACTGCGGTGGTGCCACACCCCCGTGCGATGGCAATCTTGCACATGCTTGAACACCAGCCAGCAGAAGAGTAACGGGGGTGCGCGGCGTCCGGGCCAATCTCATCGGTAAGCGATTCGGCAACCTGATGGTGGTTGGCCCGGCGACCGCCGCAGCGCCTGGGCAGCACTGGTCGTGCCTCTGCGACTGCGGGACGAGCTGCGTGAAGCTTGGCAAAGACCTGACCAAGCGCACGCCGACCGGCTGGGTCCACTCCTGCGGCTGTCGCGCCGCACTCACCAAGTCGATTCAAAAGCGTCTGCGCGCACAGATTGATCCACGGCTGGACCTGATTCACGTGGAACAGAAGAAACATGGATAAAATGTTTCGAGTCCGCATCGACGGCGAAGCCGAAGGGGCCGGCGACAGGTGGCCGACGCTTGCAGAGATGCAGCATTTTGTCGGCGGCTTCGTAGAGCACGTGCGCGTGCTTACGAGCGACGGCGAAGAAATACACATGCTCGTGAATGAGGACGGCTTGCGCATTGGCTTGCCGCTGAACCGTGTGGCGACGCTCCTCTATGGCGCGCCTATCGTCGGTAACGCTTGGGTCTGGTGGGGGCCGCTGCCCGAAGATGCGTGATGCTGCGCCTCCCACGTCACCTTGAAATATACCGCCGCAAGCTGCACGGCGAGTTTGGCGACTTGCACAACTTCGCGCTCGTGATTCCTAACCGTGGGTTGAAGATCATCGGCAGCGACGGCGAAGGGTGGGATCACGTTTCGGTCTCGTGCGAAGACCGCACGCCGACCTGGGAAGAGATGGAGTGGGTGAAGCGCGAGCTGTTCGAGGATGGCGATTGCGTGATGCAGCTACACGTGCCGCTGTCCGATCACAAGAATCTCCATCCTCATTGCCTGCACATGTGGCGTCCGCAGCACGCTGAGATTCCGAGACCACCGGCCTTCATGGTGGCACCGTGAAGAGGGTGAAGCCACGCGCGCCTGTGACGGTGGAGCCGCACGAGCAGCAAGTAGCACTTCGCATGGCAGTTCACTATCTACGGACGAACGCCAAGAACGACGATTCGGTAGAGAGCGACGATATGCTGCGTAGTGCAGCCATTCTTGAACACATAAAAGACACCCCGCCCCGCGCGCCTGTGACGAAAAAGAACCAACGCTGGCCCGTGTGCGGCTGGTGCCTTCAAAAACTTATACAGACCGCGCCTAATAAATGGGAGTGTTCGCGATGCCCATAGCTCATGTACGCATCCGATAAGTGCTTCTACTGCGGCGAGCTGGTCACGATCATGGATCACCATGAGGGCGTGAACACAGCCGAAGGCCTGCGGCCGGCGCACGTCGAGTGCAATTTCCGCGCAATGATGGGGAGCGTCGCGCACATCGAGGGGCGTTGCTCGTGTTTTGTCCCCGGCTCCACAGAACGCGATCCGGAGGGGCTGACTTGCCGCGAAGCGGCAAAGGCGGCCGTGCGAGCGTGGTACTCGCGCGGCCGCCGTGGATCACTTAACGGGCATCACCTGCACCGCCATCGCGACGCAGAGCAGGATGACGGCAACCCATAGCGGGCACTTTCCCATCGCCGACACGATGGCCGCGACCAGTGCGCCGAGCACAAAGATAAACATGACAGTGAGCATGTGACTTCTCCTACGTAATCGTGACGCCAGTGACTTGATCGAGCACGTGTGGCGTCTTGGCCGAGACCCGTACCTCGTTGCTAGTCGTTGACGCTTGCAGATATGGAATCGCGTTCATGGCCGCAGCGACCAGGGCCGCAGCCACCGCAGCGCTTGAGCCAATCGGCACCGATGTCGTGACACCGCGCGCCGAGGCTTCGCCGTTGACCTTGTAGTTCACGACGACCGTTTTCGCCACGTCGGCAGCGCCTGCGAAGATGACGTTTGGCGTGGCGACCGTGGCCGACAGGGCCGCAACGGTGGGAGGTGTCGGAGCGGGCGGCACATCGATACGCGTCACGGCGGCAATGTCGCCCGCGCCGCCATCGGCGTCTGCGCCCTTGCTGATCGGGGAGTTGGTCGGAGCCGCCTTGCCGGACCCAGGTTGGAACTCGCCGCCGAGCGACGGGCACAAATACGCGTTGTCGGTGCCGCCGAACGCCGGATCGGTCGGGACCGCAGCCGCTGAAGCGTAGCCGCCGGGAGCAGGGCGGGTGTATGCCACATCGCCCGTGGCGAATGGCGGAGATGGTTGGTCAATCATGGTTTCCTCTCTTTACGTGGATCAACAAGGCTTCCGGGTGGGAGCGGGGGCTTGCCGGCCGCGCGCGCACGAGCCACCTCGATGAGCTGCGCGAGCACGGCGCCAAGTGACATCTGTCCCGGACGCTCCGCCGGATCGAAGCGCGCAGGCTGCTGTGCGATCTGATCGCGGAATAAATAGTCTGCGCGTCGTTCGCCCATGTTGGTCTCCTACTTCTTTGCCTTCGCCTTGTGCGCGGCTTTCGGCACGTCCTCTTCCGGCTCATCCACCGCCGCCGCCATCACCATCGCCGCCGGCGGGTTCGGATTGTTCTGGTCCATCCCCTGCGGCGGCGTCTTGTGCCACGGGTACAGATTCAGAAAGCTCGTGTTGTTCGCTGCGCGGCCGAGCGCCATTGGATTAGGCGGCGTCGGCACGACGGGAGCCGTGACAGTCACGGTCGTATCGACGGCAAGGTCGGCCGCGCCGCCGTCAGCGTCCGCGCCGAGAATCGCCGCACGACCTGGGCCGAAGTCGCCGCCGATTGACGGCCGGCCGTATGCCTTGGTGTCGGTCATTGCCGGATCGGTGGCCGTCGTGCTCGAAAGCACACCACCGGGCGAAGCCGCGACGTAAGCGTTATCAACCGGCTCCGCGGGTGGGCCGACGGCTGCAACGTGAATCAAGTCGATGTCTCTCATGGCTGTTCCTTTTACATTTCCGGTATCTCTTCTTCCAAGAAGTCATCTTCAGCGGCTTTGTTAGTCGCCTTCGCGTCTGCCGCCTCGATCATCGCGTCGGGGTCGCCGGCCGCCGCGTCGGCTTTCACATCCGGCGACACGTAGTCGAGGCCCGTGAACTTCTCCGAAACCCATTCGCCCACGGGCTTGATGACTCGATCCGATGTGAGGAACGGCAGACTGAGGCCCAGGGCGTAATCGACGACGGTGCCCGCCGGACCAGCGGCGCCAGCGCGGGAGAGCGCCTGTGCCGTGACAAGGATTGAGGCCAACTTCCACGAGGCTTCCGTCAGTCTGTACGCGCCGTCCGCTGTCAGGGCTGTGCCGTTGATGAGTGGGCGTGCAATGTCCTGAATCGCCTTCAATGGCATGGCCGCCAGCGGGCCGGCCATGATCTGTGTCAGGTCGCGCTCGTACTTGAGCCCCATGAACGCGTTGACTAATGGATCAAACGCGCCGAACAAGCCGGAGCGCGACATCGACTGCCAAGCCCACTCAGGTATGCCGAATTTGGTTTTGGTCAGCTTTTCCACGATGTCTTCCACGTCGTCGTCGTCCCAGACCGCGCCGTAGATGATGCTCCGCAGTACATAGGCGGCCATTTGGCCAGCCCCGAGCAGCGCCAGATTGGCGGCAGCTGAACCGGCTTGTGCGATGCCGATCGTCGCGTCCTCTTTCCACGCGTTCGCGATGCGGTTCTTGGTCGCGATCAGTATGTGGCGCTGGTAGGAGAACTGGAACGACAGGATGCCGTACAGATATGAGTACTCGGGCTGCGAGGCCAGACGCGGTTTGTCGATGGCCTTCGGGTCTTGGATCGCGCTGTCCGTGAAACGGTTGATCGCGGTGCGGATGTGATCGATGTACCGCAACTTGTCCAGCTGCTGTGCGTTCTTGATGTCGCCGAGCGAGCGCAGCTCCTTCAGCAACTCCGTGTTGCGCGCATCGAGGCCGAGTTCGGCGAGCGCCTGACGGGCGAGCACGGCCTTGGGACCGGTGCCGAGCGCGCGCGCCGCGATCTTCGGCGCGTAGCGCGTCATGAATAGCTGGGCGGTGGCGCGGCGCATACTGACGGCGTGCGGGTGGATACCGGTGACGTTGAAGAATTTTTGCATCCTCAAGCGGTCTTTGGAGTTCAAGTCCATGAGGTTGTAGCGCTGAAGCATGATCTGGTCGGCCATGTGGTCGGCCACCACGCCGAAGTACTCGGCCATTTCGGTACGCCACGCGGCTTTCTCCTTCGCGCTCTTCACTCCCAGCTTGCCTAACAAGTCCTGCATCTGCTTGGTGTACACACGCATGATGTCGGTCATGTCACCGGTCGCGCGGGCGACCACGAACGGCTCCGCGATCTGCGACCAGATGGCACGCGCCAAGATGATCGGTGTCAGCGCAGCGGTAAAGCGGGTTTTCCAGCGCAGCCCCTTTGCCGTCATGGTGGTGTTGTAGCGGCCGACGAGTAGATCAATCGACTTCTTCAATTCCTCCAAGTCATCAGGGTTTATCCGCTGCACGCTGCCATCCGCCGCCTTGTACGGGTTTCTCGCTGCCGTCATCGCGTCGTCGAGCTTCCATCCCAGCCGCCTCTCAGGAGTCCCCGCACGTTTGTCGGCCTTCTGCGGATTGCCGAAGAACTTACCGAACTCCACGCGATGCACGGAATGAGAGATGTACGTCGTGATGAGTTCGAGGGGGTCTGTCTTCATGTAGTCCCCCATGATTTCATCGGTCTCCGTGGGCAGCACGCGCCCCTTGGTGTAGTCGCTGTTCGGGTCGCGCTTGTCGAAGGCGAACGCGGGCGGTGTGTTTGGGCCTGTGCCGCGGATACGATTTTCCCAATCGTTCGCCGCTTCGATCGCCCAGGCGTCGCGCAGCTCGTCGTATATCTTCTTGCCGAGCTGCTGGATTTGCGCCTCCAGCTGCGTCGTGTCTGCGCCGGCTTCGGCCGCCTCCTTCAAATCCTCGAGCGCCTTGTTGAGCGCCTTGGCTTCATCCTCCAACTTCTCGGCTATCAATCTGGCACCCGCCACCTGGCCATTTTTCTTAATTTCGTACACGTACTGCGTCAGGTTTTTCAGCCGCTCCGGGTACTTCAGTGGATCTTCGAGCACGTGTTGCAGCGTGCCGACTTCGCGGTGATAGACGCGCTGGTACAGCTTCTGCGCCTGGGTGCGGAATCCATCCACGTCGTTCTCGACCAGAAAGGCATCCATGATGCGCGGCAGGTAGCCGTTTTTCGCGTAACCCATGTTCACGCCGTTGCTGGCGTTGTAGTTGTACATATCGTTCAGGAAGCGGCGTATGTCGGCGGCCGGCGCCCTGATCTTCAGCGGCACGGAATCCTCTGGGATCGCGTTCACCAGCACGTCGCGCATCTGCCGCAGCTCCGCGTCATCGAATCCCCTGACGCCGTGCTTCTTGATGATGGCGGCGAAACGGTTCTGGTAGTCCCGCTCGCGGTGGCGGATTTCCTCACTCCAGACGCGCCCCTGCACGCCGACGTTGGCGCCTGGATCGGTCGCGAAATTTTTCACCAGCCACGCAATGCCGGCGTTGCCCTTGTGGTCTCTCTGGAGCGCCAGCAGATTGCCGCGAATGGTGAACGCCAGCATCTTCGGCAGCGCCTTTATCATGCTAATGAACTTCAGGCCTTGGTTGGCCAGCCAGCGGCGCTTGCCGGCTCTGCCTGCGACGTTCAACTTCACGTCGCGGATTTTCTGGTCCTGCTCATCCATCGCACGGTTGGCGCGATCGGCGCGGTGCTCTTCGGCCTTCAGCTGATCGAATGGCGCTTTCAGGCGCTGTAAAACGCTGCGCGCGTTCTGCATGGCCTGCACTGGCAGCGCCGGGGCAAGCTTCCTCCAGTAGCGCGTGTCGGTCGGCTCGATCTCGTTGGGCGCGTTGCCGTTGGGCGCCAGCCCGCGATCCCGCAGCGCGCGCATCAGGGTGTCGATCTTCACGAAAATGTTGTCGCGGTCGACCGTTTGCGGGTACGGCACCTTCATCGTGCCGATGCGGTTCTCGTCGTACATGCGCTGCGACTGTGTGACAAACGGGTGATTGGCCGGGAGTCCCGCGATCTTGTTGGCGATGTAGGCCTCGAATGAGCGCGCCCACATTTCTGTCGGCCGCTGCCAGTAACTCTCATCCGTGTCGCCTTCGGGGCTGCGCGCGTCGTGCGCCTTGGCCCGCAGGTAGTAATCGGAGGCAATGTCCTGCTTCTTCGAGTGGCCGGCGTTGAAGGTGTCGAGCTTTTTCTGGAGGTTTTTCTTCTGCGTCGGTGTCTTGGCGGCGGCGATCTTGGCCTTCAGGTCTGCGACGTACAGTGCTGCATCGGCGGCATCGAAGTACATCGCGTTGAGCACTTCAACAAGCGAATCGCGTACCTGCTGGTCCATCGTTTGTGTGGTGCCACCCTGGCGCGTCTTGCCGGTCATGTGCCGGCCCTTGTACTGCATGATGTCTTGCGCAAAGTTCTCGATCAGCCAGTGATCGAGCGCGTGTGCCCACTCGTGCGCGAACGCGTCATTGCGGCGGGTCATACCGATTGTCTTGGTGCCGGGGCTGTAATAGGCGAGTGCGCCTTCAGCCTCGCGGTGCAGCTGCATCGCCAGCCGGCCATTCAAGCTCATGAATTCGGGGTTGACGTTCATCACGGAGGCAAGGTTGGTAAGCCCTATCCACGCATCCTTCAGCGCGTCGATCGCCTCACCAATGGGCAGATTGTCGTCCATCTCGATGTCGCGGAAACCGAATCGCTTCTTCAGAATTTCGACGGCCTTGGCGAAACGCCGCTCAGGCGTCGCCAGCTCGATCAGGTCAGCCTCGACGTTATTGTCCGTCCAGATGTCGTCCGGCGCGGCGCGCACTTCGCCTTCGCGCGTCATGCTGAACGGGCCAACCTCGGCCTTGCTCTTGCGGCGCTTCGCGCGGCGCAAGGCATCCGGGTCATCGAGGATTGTGTCTGCGCTCTCTCGCCCCGCAATCTTGACTTGTTCGGAATCGAATGCCACCCACTCGAAGCGCCCATTGTTGAGTGGAATTTTTAGGCCGTCGTAGCCCTGCTTCTTTAACTGTGCCACCCGTGCCGGCGACAGAAATGTCGCGCTCAGATACGGATTGGTGATGCGCAAATATGCCGCGTAAACAAGCGGCTTTCCGCCTTCGGCCTTGCGGCCAAGTGAATACCCAGCGGCGGTTTTCGCATCGGTGTGGAAGAAGATGCCGTTCTCTGTCTTGCCGGTCTGAAAGTCAGTGAACTCCGCGCCTGAGCCGTGATAGACGATAAGCGGTTCGCCGTTTTCATCGACCACCTTCGAGTCGCCGAACCACTTACGGAAAGCCGGCGTATCGGTATCTTCCCCTTCAGCGGTCTCGACTTTTTGAGCATCGCGGCCGGCGGCACGCTCGCCAATGTCTTCGTCCTGGCCCGTGATTTCCTCGTCCTCGGTCTCTTCCGCGGGCGCGGCCTTGGCTGCCTTGCGCGCGGCGCGTTCCGCTTCCAGCCGCTTCATGTGCTTGCGCTCTGCTTCCACCGTGAACGCGGGGCGGCTGGTCTGCTTGCGCTTGCCCTTCGGCTTCTTGACCTTGGGCGCGTCGATCGCGTTGTTCGCCATGAAGAACGCATACGCGAAGCCCTCGGGCGTCTCGCTGCGAGCGGCCTTCGTTTCCTCTGAGCTGCCGCCGTAATCGCTGTGCATCTTCGAGCCCTCGACGGGCTCCACCGGCGCGGTTGGCAGATCGGTATTGAAAACACCGTACAGCTGCGTTTTCTTCATGTACGGATCGCCGAAGTCATACGGGTGGAACTGGTAACGCGGGATCGGCAACCCGGTTTCTCTCTTGATGCGGCCAACCGGGTTTTCCATCACCCAGAACTTCGGCCCAAGCAGCTCGACCATTTGCAGCGACGCGATCACCAAGTCCTTCGCCTCTTCGGTGCGGCCATCGGCGTCTTTCGCTGCAAAGTGCGTCGAGCCAGAGCCCGCGAACGCGGTACACGGAACCGCGATCAACATGCCGTGAATCTCGGTGCCCATAAACCGCATCTTGCTTTGAAGCCACTCAAACGGGGAGTCGATGAAATCGCGGATGTCGTCACCGGTCTTCAGGTCAAGCTTGTGGACGGTGTAGCCCGCGTCGACATACGGCTGCGACCATTGGCCGGAGAAGTCGAACAACGAAATAATCACTTTGTTCTCGTTGTCGTTGCCGCCGGCATCTTCGTCGGCGGCGTTCTCGCCTTGCTCCTGGGCGTGTGCCTTCCATTCTTCGATGCGCGCGGCGGCTTCTTCTTCCGACAGGAACGCGGTGTACGTGGGGTCATCGGTGGCGTGGACCTTCACGTCCGGCGTCTCGAACAAATCTTCGTTTGTCTCGACCGCCTCGTTGAAGCCTTCCGCCGTGGTGTAGTGCTCCACGACATCGGGCGGCACGTCGCCGAATCCCTGGCCGCGCTTGAATTTTCGGGTTGGGTCGAGTGGCCTGGGGGCTTGTGGCGTCGCAGCCTTGACAGCTCTTTCGAGCACCTCGCGCAGCTGCGCCATATCGTCGGCGTATTCGCGGTAGGTCGTCGTCGAGAACCCCATCGTCGCCAAGAGTTTTGAGATTTGGTCCTCGAACAATTCGGCTCCGCCCGGTCGATCTTCCTCAAACTGCGGCCGCAAGAGGTCGTATTCCGCGTACAGCTTTTTGACGGCCTCGGTGTCCTCTGCGACCTGGGCCGCGATCTTCTTTGCCGGCTTGCCCTTCGTTTTCGGCGGCGGCGGAAGCTCCACCGGGGGCACCTTGCCTTCGGCCCGCTCAGTCCTTCGCGCCTCAAGCTCGCGCGCGTTTTCTAATGCTTCCAACAGCCGCCGGGTCAGGTCATACAAGTTCGACGCGTAATCCTGAAAGGTCTTTGCCTTTGCCAGATCGGCGCGCGCTTCCTCGATAATCCCGTCCCACTTCGCCAATCGGTACATCTTGTCTTCGGCGCGCAGCTGCGCCGAAGTCTGCATGTACTGTTCGTACAGCTTCTTTGCCTTAGCCGTTTCGCGCTGTACCTGCGCCTCTAATTTATCCCCTGTTCGCGCCTCATCCCTTTCGGCGTCGCGCGGCGGTGGCGGTGGCAAGTCGAGCTGCGGCGGTGGCTGCTTCGCTTTCTTCTTGCCCTTCGCCGCAGTTGCGGGCTTGAGTGCCGCCATTCCCCGCATGATCGCGGTTGATTGCTCTATCTTTTCGGCGAGGTCGCTGATGGCCGCGACCACTTCTTGATCGGTGCCGGTCTTCGCGGCCTCGGTAAACTTTGTGAACGCCTCATCGACCGCGCGTCGTTGCTCAGTGGTCTGTTCCTGCGGCAACAAGCGGCGCAGCCGCTTGTATTCCTCATCGACCGCCAGAATGCGTGCCGAGGCGGCGTTGTAGGCGG